TATTCTGTTCAATTGACACCATCTAATCTGGTTGTAAAGCCTTGTTGCTGGTACAAGGGTGGTATATTGCTTGATGAAAAATTTAAGTCTAATATTGAAGAAAGATCTAAAATTGATACATGGACTTCTGGTTGTGATGTCTGTAAAAAACAAGAGGCAGCCGGACAAAACAGTTTCAGACAATCAAGTTTTGATCTAGTGCCAGATTATTATTCAAATGACCCAGTTGCAGTAGACATAAACATTGATATGACCTGTAATGCAGCTTGTGTCATATGCGGACCTTACATTAGCACATACTGGGATAAGCAATTGGCAGCGAAGAAAAAAACTGTGTACATTAAATCACATAACAATATTGATAGTATTCTTAAACAAATTCTGTCAGTGTTGGATTTTTCACATGTGCGTAGAATAAAGTTTTTTGGTGGCGAACCATTGCTCACTGACACTCATGTGAAATTTTTACGTGCTATACCCAATCCTGATAAAGTTGATATTTGGTACACAACAAATGCCAGTGTGCTTCCAAAAAAGGATGTAATTGAACTTTGGACAAAGTTTAAATTGGTATATTTCGAGGCAAGTATAGATGCAATTGAGAAACAATTTAATTACATTCGGTGGCCTCTCAGATGGAATAAAGTGAGTCAAAATCTCATCACTTTGAAAAATCAAGGACCAAACAATCTATTATTTAGAATCAATCATACCTTAAATCCTTTTAATATATTCTATTACGATAGATTTGATAATTGGGTACAGGAAAATCTTAATTCTAATAGGTTAGGCGACAAAACTGAGATAAATGTGCATCCATGTTGGGGTACCTGGGCTTTAGAAAAAACTCCTATAAGTTTACGCCAAGAAATTTATACAAGATATTCAAATCACATTGTCAGTGCCATATTGGCACAGCAAGCAGAGAAAGATCACAGTGCAATTATGGCATTTACCAATACATGGGATAGTTCAAGAAAACAACATTGGCAACAGATTTTTCCTGATATTGTTAAACATTTTGTTTAATGAGACGATGCATTTCTGGCATGTAATCTACCATGCTGATGTTTTTTAAACTATCTTGGTGTTCTATATTTTTTACAAACAAAGCAAAATTATGATCATCTTGCAATTCATGTGGTCTAAGCAGATATTGCGACTCTTGAGGCAACTTAGATTTAATTGAAACAGGCAAACTATTGACTGCGTACCATACAGGGTCGTTTACTACATTATGATTAAAGGCCAAACCTTGACTTTTGAACCAATCAATGGTTTCGTTGTAATACAAAATATTGAGATTACTTATGGTATAACTTACACTCAACTGTACACCAAAATATCTAAACATAGAAATATTTTCTAATAGTTTTTTCCATTTAAGTGGATATCTTACATATTCAAATTTGGATTCAATGCCATCAATGCTTAAACACAAATTGAGATTTTTAAACTGTGTAATTGTTTTTATTTGAGAATCTGATAGCGATACAGATCCATTTGTGACCATGGATATAAAACAGTCGGTATTTCCACTTTGAGCTAAATTATCTAAGATTTCAAAATTCTTTTTTTCATATAACGGTTCACCACCCACAAACGATAGCATTTTCAAATCCTTGTATTTTATTTGATTTAATAATGTATCTGACAACGTTAAAGATTTGGATTTAGATTTAGTAAGAGCAGCCCAAGCTGAACTTGCTTCTGGTCTGCAGGTTACACAGGTACTGTTACACAAGGTAGAAGTATAAAGTTTTACGATTTGTTCAGAATAATTTCCTTGTAGACAATCCTGTTCTATTGTTGTAATATCTTTGTTTGTGTAATAATCAAACGATTCATTTTTGTATTGTCTATCGCTTTTGATGCCTTTATCTTCTAATTGCCAGCATGTTGAACACTCCATTGGACGCTTTTTTTGCAACATTTCATTTCTAATTTTTTTTATATCGCTATTGCGTTTAAGGAAACAACAAGGTGAAACACGGCCAATAACTGGGGATATTTCTGCTCCAAAAAACGGCATCACACAAAAATAATCATTCATGCTTTATTTACATAATACAATCTACCATGCCAATTTAATGTTGTACTAAATATCAAATAACGGAGTACATTTTGCAAAAACGCACCAGAAGCATCTTAGATGAACTAGCTCATATGCCTGTTACCAAAGACAGGGAAAATCTAGTTGAAAGTCGTGCTGGGCATGTTATACAAGGAGCAATAAATTTGATAAATTATATCAAAGAAAACTATGATGCTGAACAAGCAGCAGAACTCGAGCGCAGATTACTAAACAGTATTAGGGCGCAAGATCCTGCTAAATTTGTTCGTGGTGTAAGGAGATTTAAGTGAAAATAAGAGATATTTTAGCAGAAGCAGACACAATTGGAACAAGGGCGGCCAGAGATTTTACCGGAACAGAATACGAAAAAGATCCCGAAACAGGAGAATTATCTGGACGGCGGGAACCTGCACCGACATTTGCATCAATGTTGCAAAATGTAATGGACAAACAAGCAGCCGATTCTGGTAGTATGTTTTACAAACCTCAAAACACACCCAAAGATAATATTGACATAACAAAAGTGCCAGAAAACGCTGTGCTGGTTGTGACTACTAGGGACGGACGCAATTATTTTAAATTTCCTCCAGGACCAGATCGTACAGAACAGTTGAGTCTCGCGTCAGGTGTGTGGAAAGACGCAGCCGGTAAACCCATTTACAATCAAGTGTCAGTGATTGCATTAGAAAAATTAGCGAAACAAAATGGCAGATTTGTACATAAAAGCCAATTGCAACCTCAAGGTCATGATGACCAATCATCCATTGCATCAGCAGATGAACCAGTAGGAGAACCATCTGTTTCGGAACCGTTACACCCTGACGTGTCGATTGTACAATCAATTCCGCTAGTAATACAGTACAAAGGCAAAAGATTTGAAATGGATGATTTTGGAGATTTTCATCCATTTGGTACTTCTAGAGCAGTGACTCCGGCATTGCAGGCTTTTCTTACAAAAGAGAGAGGTAAGCTATAATGCGACTCAATGAAGGAGGAAATATTTTTAAGGGCACGGACGGACAACCGCTAACACAACGCATCAATAAGGATGATGTTCCTGCTACCATTAAATGGATTGAGCATGTGACTGGTATTAAATTTCCCGAAGAAACATGGTTGGGTACTACAGGAAGAAAAAGCAGTTCAGGTGACTTGGATTTAGCAGTTGATGAAACTAGTATAGATAAAGATCAATTGGTAGCGATACTTTTATCTGCAGGAGTTGACGCCAAAGATATTAAAAAATCAGGTGATAGTGTTCATGTCAAGGCACCAATTGGTGGTAGACTAGGACAAGGCTTTGTACAAGCTGACTTGATGTTTGGCGATCCTAAATGGCAAGCATTTAGCATGAGTGGCGGTAGTGAAGGCAGTAAACTAACTGGCATGAGTCGTCATGTCATTTTGGCAAGCATAGTGTCTGCTTTGCATCCCAGTCTCAAGTGGAGCTATAAACATGGGCTAGTTGATAGGGTATCAAACAGCACAATCGAGGATGGTAAAAGCCCGGCCACTTTAAGCAAAGTTACAGGAATTCCTGCAGCTAAATTGAATTCAGCTGATGATATCATTGATGCAATTAGTAGAAGACCAGACTATGAACAACTTGTAGCTGCTGCAAGAGATACACTGTCCAAAAGTCAAATTGAATTACCAGAAGCAGCACCAGCGCCAGGCACCGCAGCTTGGTTTAGAACTTACACGGACAAACTAACCTAATGTATTTAGAATTCGTTGAATATTTGCTAGAGGCAACAAATGCCCGTACTCCACATCCTGAAGATGCAATATTATCTGGCAGTGCTGCCGCTGCTCAACAAATTGCTGGTCTAAAAGCAGTTATCTCAAATCCTAAAAATTTAACAATCAAATGGGACGGTAAACCCGCACTGGTATTTGGGCGAGATAAAGATGGTCAATTGGCTGTGATGGACAAATACATGTTTGACGCCGGGTTTTTAGCAAAAAATGTTGATGAGTGGAAACAATATGATGCTCAAAAAGCCAGCGGAAATTTGCGGGGTTCTCTTTACAGTCTATTAGAAATTATTTGGCCTGCACTTGATCGCGCCACACAAGGTGCAGGATTTTATTGGGGCGATCTATTATATGCAGGCCAACTTCAACCCCAACAAGGCAAATTTGTGTTTCAGCCAAATCTAGTAGAATATAGAGTAGCAACTAATAGTCCATTGGGTAAACAAATAAGTGGAACTGTGGGCGGAATAGTTGTACATCAATATTTTGATCAGCCAGGTGGTCAACCTGTTCAATGGAATGGCAAAGGATTGGCGAACGTTCCCGGCGGCGTGGCCATTGTGTCACCCACTGCCGGCAATACATTTGCACTCAAAACACCAGTGCAACAAGAAAGAGCAGCCGAATCGGCTCTAAGAAAATATGGAGCAGCAGTTGATGAGTTATTGAGTGGCATACCTCAAAGCACAAGAGATAGAATTAAAACCTACTTCAATAAATTTATTACTAAACAAACTACAGAGCCTTTGCATACATGGTTGGCTGCAAATGTTAGTAAAGTTCAGTATAATGCTTTGGCCGGGGATGACAATACAGGTAAATTATTTGCTCAAACGTCTGACGGAGAAATAGTCGAAAGCCCTGGCTATGTTGGACTCAAGGCAATATGGAACGGTATATATGCTTTGAAACAAAGTCTGGCAAAGCAACTGGCTGCACAGGTCAAAGGCATAGAAGAATATGTAAATGGACAACCAGCTGGTGAAGGATTTGTATTTCCCACTTCGGGCGGTCTTGTCAAAATAGTGGACAGAGAAGTATTCAGCGCAGCCAATTTTGCAAAAAACGTCTAATGAATTCTCAAGAATTTTATATTCCGTTAAACTTACCGGATATAAGCAAAGATGTACCAGCCACGCTGGTAGATGCTCTTAATGAAAATTTGAAAAAATTCAATCTAGGGAGGTGGGTTGATTTTAGCGATTCGCCGATTCCTGAAGCTTATAGTAACTTTTTTTATACACTAGGACTTACACCGTCAAATCGTAAGACAGAGCTGTTTATGCAATCAGGATTAGAAAAACATCCAATTCATCTTGATGGTGATCCATCAAATCCTGAAAAATTTAGACCATGTGCAATAAACTTTCCCTGGGGTGGTAAAACAATAATGGAGTGGTACCATTACAAAAACTCAACAGTAAAGTTTGAAGATTTCAATGGGCACCTGTACACACAGGTTGACGAACGAGATTGTGAATTATTACATCGAGCTGTGTTGACTGGCGCCAATCTTGTAAATATTTCTAAATACCATACGGTATTCAATGCATCAGTTGACAGACGCTATTGTTTGAGTGTATGTTGCGAAGAAAATATTTCCTACCAAGAACTAGCCAATTTATGCCATAAATATGGCTATGTCAGACAACAGTAAAAATTTTTTTGTACCTTTAAACTTACCAGATGTGTCGCATGAAATTGATCTGTCTGTGTACCCATATTTTGAAAGTATAAGACAGCAATACAGCAGAAAAGATTTTTTGTCGGCTCGTAACGGATTTAAAATACCCAATACAATTTATAGCCTATTCAAAAAACTTAATCTCACGGTATGTGTAGATAAAACACTTTTATTCAGCCAAGACCCATATCAAAACGGAGATATACACATTGATAATGTTTTAGCTGATCCCAAATTGGCACGTAGATCTAGACAATGGGCTATCAATTGGGTGTATGGTGGCGATACAATCATGTCATGGTACGAATACAGAGGTGATAGTGTTCCGCCGCCGGCCTTTGCACATTATGATCAAAAACCAGTATATAGTGTAGCACAAAAAGAACAGAGCCATTTAATACATAGCACTGTCTTAACCGGCGCAAATCTTGTAAATGTTGGTGTGTGGCATAATACACAGAATCCATCTAGTATTCCTAGATATTGTATAAGTGCATGTGCAATAGAACATGTAACCTACGACGAAATTGTAAAACTACTGGCTTCAAAAAAGGGAATTCTACGCGAAAATTAGAGTTTGGAATAAATAATTGCATGCCGTAAAACGCAAATAATTAAGGAGAAACAAAATGCCAATCGGAGTAACTAAAGTAAACGGCGATACAGCCGGCGTAATCAATGTTGATGCAGGTCGTAGTTTTGCTAACGCAAGTGTTGTAAATACTGGTATTGCAAGCCCAATCCAGGCCTTTAACATTCAAATTGTTGCTGGTAACCTAGCAGCTGAATTAAGTCGCGGCACTGACGGAACAGCTGGTGCAGTAGAAACTTTACTAAATCATATTTCAACTAATGCATCAGTGATTGCATATCAAGTTGACGGTGGTGCAACTGCCGCTAATACACAGTTGAGTGTTATTGTTGAACGCAGTTCATGGTCTGCACTTTCACTACAACAGTCAATTCGTGCAACTTTTGCAGCCAATATTGGTTCTAAAACACCAGTAACCACAACCACATTGGATGTGCGTAACGTTGGTATCAAATTAGCTGCCAGCTAATTAAACACCTGTAATAAAAAAGCAGACTTTGGTCTGCTTTTTTTACGACCGCCATAAATATCTACATGCGGTGACGCAAACATTTAGGAGAAAGAAATGCCAATTGGATTAGACCGTAGCGCAGGCTACTTTTTTGCAGGAACTACAGGTACATTGATTGTGCCTGGACAAAGTGTTAAATTATATGTTGTTGATGCAGGTGTAAACCTATCAGCTGAAGATGATGCAGCCAACGAAGCTTATGAAGCAGTGATTCAGGCTTTTCCACCAGTGCTTGCATATTTTGCTCATGCCACTAGTGGTATTATCAGCATTATCTGCGATGGTGTAAATGCACCTGCAGCTAGCGCACTACAAACAGCACTACAAGCAATTGGAACCAAGAAAGGTTCTGTAAACCTAGGTAGCGCAACTGTTACTGATGGAACAAGTTTTGTAGTATCGTAATTTTTT